CCAATGTTAGCTGTGTTTACTCTAGCAGTAATAACTCCGTCTTGTACAGTGTTGGCAAAGTCAGTGTAACCTATTTGCCCAACGTTTGCTGTGTTTACTCTAGCAGTAATAACTCCGTCTTGTACTGTGTTAGCAAAATCAACATATCCTTTTAATCCTACATTTGCCTGAGTTACTGTTTCGTTTGTAAATCCTACCTGAGCAGAGTTAGCTATTGATATATGTTGTGTTATATATCCTACTTGTACAGTATTAGCAAGATCAACATACCCTTTCATTCCTACGTTAGCAGTTAGTACTTTATTATCTGTATAGCCTATCTGACCAATATTTGCTGTGACAATCGATGTTGCAACTTTGTTGTCTGTGTACCCTATCTGACCAATATTAGATATGTTAATTTGATTCTGAGTATAACCTATCTGGCCGATGTTGGCATTGGTCACGGTTGCTATGGTACCACTATATGTTGGTAAAAATGATGTTACATTGGCATTGCCGTATCCAGGTACAGCAACACTGTCAACGTATCCTTTCATTCCAACATTAGATGATGTTATACTGTTACTAAGTGAAACATATACATTAACATCATCATTGATAGAGTCTGCTATCTCACCAAGTGTATCTAATACTCCAGGTGCTGTTCCGATTAACGTAGCGATATTAGCCGATACTGCATTGTCAACATATCCTCGCATGCCAACATTAGCTACTGCAACATTACTACTGCTTTGTGCGGCATTAGGTAATAGTAATCCTCCAGCAGTACTACCATCATGTATTCTAATACTGTCTGATGTGGTGTCGATTGTTATCTCACCGACTGGTCCTGTGTATCCTGCACTTACTGTGGCATTCCCACGTTTGTGCAGTATCTGTACGTTAGCTACTGCCATTATATAGTTCCTCCGTCATAGGTTACATTGGCCGCAAACGGTTCTTGATTATAGTATGCCGGTTGTATGTCTAAATCCAATGGTGCTTGGTAGTTGTCATCAAAGTATAAAGGTTGTTCTTTGTTGTCTGATTCTCTATTACTCTTAAATGTAATTTTATATTTTCTATTTTCTAAATTGCTAATTGTTAACGAGTCAAATGTAAATGTGCCTCTTCCATTTGCGGCATTAGCAAAACTCACTGCATATGTATTAACTGTTATTTTGTTTATAGGATCTTGAATTGCGGCCTGCACTGCATAACCTGTTAAATTTACTGGTTTCTGGTCTTGATTCTTAAATTCGATGACGCAAGGATTATCAACTCCTTGGTAAACTGTAATTGGTCTCTGATACACAGGTCTATTCCTCGTTTTAATTGTGGGGTCGGACATATCCAAAAATTGGACGGTGTGTTTATTATCATATAAATAACTGTAGATTAGGGGCATTTAATTGTCTCGATCCTTATTGAGTATTTATCGAGATCACATGGAAGACACACATAAGAAACTTTTAGATCAATATCCTTTCATTAGTTTTATAACTTATGGCGGTAATGACTATATCGGAATCATACAAAACTTCGACGAGGTTATTACTACTATCTATGATTTTGCGGCATTGAGAACTTTGGAACAGAAAACAAGGTTTTTAGAACTAGCAGATCAATGGTGGTGGGAATCTAATAGACTAGTACCAATCAATGTATTTTTAAAAGCAGATTGGGCTCAGTTCCGTGCCTGTTTAAAAACATTCAACTCTAAAGATGTAACTATAGAACATGGGCCTTATATAAGTCTTAAAGAAATCGCTAGCAAAAGAAGTAAACGTAGAAGTATTACTCTAGTTCGGAAAGTAAATTAAGATTTACAACAACTAATTGTGCGTAAGAAATTGCGTGTGCTTTTTTGAAGTAGTAACTGTCATCCTTAGGTTTAACCCAAACATCTTTAGCAACGTCTTTCCAAGTCTTACCTATCAAATGTTTTTTAGCTGGACGTATCACACTTAACAACATTGCCAATCTTGGAATACTGTCAACTGGTTCAGGCATCTTTAACATAGTATCATAATGATTGTTAATGTGTATTAATTGTTCGCAAATAGTTCTGTCACGTAGTCGAGCCCAGTCTGGCTCACGCATTAATTCAACAAGATGTTGTTCATCTCTAACTTGTTTATAAAGGTTGACATTTAATAAATCTAGCTTCATGTAGCCACGGTCCTCAGAGACATCATAGTCTAAACTTGCCCACCCTGTAAACGGATCAACAGGAATATCAGTAGCATACACTCCTGAATTATGTTTGACCAGCTTTCCATCTCTCAGCATACTAGCAGAAGTAACATCAAGTACGTTTAACACTTGGTCCCTGTCTGCAAAATCTATATCAATGTCTGACTTAAATTTCATAGCCCTGCTTCTTTGGTTACCATCTTAACCCATTCAGTATCTGCTAGGTAATCTACAAACTTACGTTGCCAATAGTCTGGATCTATCGTTGGCATAACCATTGTAATTTGTTCTTCGTTAAGTCTACTAAGAAATTCAACGCCGCTATCACAATTATAAACGATCCAAGGACTAACACGACCATTAACGATATGATGAACAATGCGATTATCACTGCCAAATCTGAAATAATCTTTAAAATGTAATCCTTCTGTTTCATCTGCATACTCCTGCATTTCTGTTAAGGCACGTTCAACTGCATCATTGATTGATTCTCGCTTTATATATTGTGCAAGAAACTCTGCGTATATTGCTTCTCGGCACCAATGATCTAATTTTTTATTTTCTTTTATGACCCACTCGATAAACATCTTAGGATTAACAGCACGTATAGCTACAATATGTCTTCCAAACTTAACAAAAGCAGTATAGTAAGCTGATTTAGCAAAGTCTTGATAGTTTTTCATTTTAGCACTACCCTGTGTCATCTCATAAAAACGCAAATAGGCCTGCATACCTAACTGTACACCTACTTCTTTTTCTTGCTGGACCCGTCTTTTACTTTCGCACATGTGAGCTAACAGAGTACTTTCTCTACGATACTCTTTGCCACAATATTTGCATTTAAAAGTTGTTAGCGTTTGTTCCATTGAGCTCTGATTCTCTTGCCATGTTGATAGTATTTCATTGATCACCCTAAATCCTTTTTTATTTCTTTGTCTGGAATACCTAAACTCTGTGCTAATTTTTTAAGTTCTTTCTTGTCATTGAGCGTTGCCATAAGATCTATTTCATCTTGCTTCATGTTTGGATAAAGTTTAGCCAGAAACTTTTGACTTTTATTATCACCTTGTTTCTTTTTGGCCTTTAACCAATAATGAAACTGTGGACCCATAGACGGACTTACTGCTGTACATGTTAACCACTGTAATTTAGTATGTTTACTTCCTAGATCAAAGAACCATTTGTTTACATTGTTATTTGTTGCCATTAGGTAATATGCCTGTAGATCATGACTACCACTGCCTACGTTAGCTCCGTATTTGAGCATGAGATAAGTCGAAAACTTCTTTCTATCTTCATCAGTAAAGTTGTCATAATAGGCACGATCTTTTCGATCAAACGCCTGCATTTCATATTTGATATGTAAACTTGAACTCAATTTTTATTTCTAACATAATTAATTAATTGATCAACTGCTTGTTGCATGCTTCTAAACTTAGCTTCAAGTTGCTCTATTGTAGCTTGTTGTCTTTCTACCATGTTGTGCAATTTACCAAAAGCTTCTGTTGTTTCACGTAGTTTCTTATCTTGACTTAATAGATTTGGGCGTGGTGGAGCATTTGGATCCACTGCACGTTTCTTTTTTGTCTGCTTAAACATTTTAGGATTCATTCTGTGTCCTCATTGTGATCTTCTTTACTCAAATTATATATCAATATCAATTGATCAAGTTGTTGCTTTACGGCTGTATTTGTTTTGGCTAATTGATTTATGTCTTTCCACTGAGCAACTTCTTTTGTATCAGTGTCGAACGGTCTGTTTATTCCATCAAACTCGCCTGGTTCGTAATCATACGGAAACTCTGCCGTTAGACTCTCTAATAGTTCTGCTGTAACATCATCAAAATCGTTCATAAGATCCTTTACATTATCAGAATATTCGTGGTTTTTTCTCATATATTAATAATTATACTACCAAATTTTAGAATAGTCAATGACTTCGCTCTGCCTTGATATATCTTTGACAAAATAAGCACACATTGGTTTTTCACTGTCGTTGATTGGTACTGCTAGTAACTGCCCTGGTTTAAGTTTGGGAAAGTACCATTTAACATCCTGATAGATATCAACAATCTCAACCGGTTCAAACACTGGTTTAAAACTAGTCAACGGATTGAATGTGTATGCTGAAAATCCACGATCATTGATCGATGTTAATGGCACAACTTCTAAATCACCAAAATCAGGCTCTCCAATTAGTAACTGCCAATCAACAGGCATCTTAACTGAGTTACCTCCAATATTTAATACTAATGCTGGCGAGTTGAAGCTTTCTAAGAAGATTAACGGAATAAAGAAATAATCTGGATTCTTTGGATCACTATTATCTAATATGCTAAAACGCATGTCATCTACTTCATCAGGGATCTCATTCATTTCGTAGGCTGTATTCTCTAGTGTTAATATGTGCATAATTTTCCTTGTTGTTATTGCCAGTCCACTTTTTCAACTACAAATGGATAGTTTGCTTCTCGATAAAATTGTTTACGTTTAGTTAAATGTCTTTTAGCAAATTTGCATGTGGATGTTATATCCCAGATTTGAACAAAATCTTTATCTTCAGCTTTTCTGATACCTCTACCGATTGACTGGATAACTCTGACGAAGCTCTTGCCAGGCTCGACGAGGATGAGGTTGAAAATTCTAGGTATATTAATGCCCACAGCGGCCACGCCATAAGTAGCAATAATAACCTTACTATCCATAGTTGCAATTTCGTCATATTCGTCTTTCCTATCTTTTGCTTTAGTTGCACCCGACACAAACACTGATCCTGGTATTCTTTCTTGTAGTTGTTTGCCGGGTGCTATCCTGTCTACTAGTATTAGTGTGTTACCACTTTCGATAATCTTACTTACCAATTCAGCTATGTAATCTAACCTTCCTTCAGTTTCTAACAGGTACTTTAGTTCACTCTGATAGTCTTTGTATTCTACATGATCTTTTAATTGTAACACATTCACATGGCAGTTAGCAAGTACACCTTGGTCTTGTAATTCGCTTGCACTTAACTTACCTAGCACATCACCTAAACTACATCTTAGGCTCATACGTTCAAATTCTTCTTTAGGAATAGTTCCAGTCAATCCCCAACGTATAGGAATGTGTGCCATTACTCCTGTTAGCAAAGTTTTTAATGCATCTGCTTTGGCCATATGTACTTCGTCAACCATAACGCAGACAACATCTTCAAGGAACTCATGTATAGTTATATCTACTTCGTGATTACGACTACCTTTAAGTAGGATATTAAGACTTTGCCAAGTACAAATTGTATGTGTCTTACCAAACTCTTTTCTATCACCAAAGTAAACACCTACATCTAATCCCATATTAACATAGTCAGCTTCTGTTTGTGTAACTAAACTTTTGTTTGGTACTATAACAATAGTCCTGCCATGTGGTTCACACTGTGAACTCAATGCCGCTGTGATCAATGTTTTTCCAGCACCTGTTGCTATCTCTTGTAAGCTCTGCGGATTCTCAAGAAACTTGTTTATGATTTCAACCTGATAGTCTCTCAACACTATTGGTTCACCTGCTATAGGATGCCCTTCGGGCCAATTAATATTGCTAAATGTATCTTCAGTGACTTGAGTAAATTCAAATTGTGTTTGGTATTCCCTAAGGTCTTCTAGTTCAACCTGATACCCTTGTTGATCTAAATACTGTAAAATTTCTGGTAATAAGTTAATGTATGTTGACCCACCAAGTTGAAAAAATCCAACTTTGCCATCCCATCTACCGAGACGTACCGCAGGCATATAACGAGCACCAGGAACCTCATACTTAAACTTATTAGTAAGTTCTTTACGTTCATGAAGATCAAGACCTTCTATCTTAACGTTCACTTCATCTTTAATTAATAATCTAGCTAAACTCATAATTTCTTTTGTGCCTTTAACCAGGATTGGTAGAAGTCTTTACCTGGTAGTGTAGTTACAAATGGTTGTAGTTGTTCAATCACAGTTCCTTCTAATATACTTTCTAATGTTACAGTCTTTTGTGTGTTTTGTAAAACAAGATGGCGATAATCTAACATCATTTGAGCATATTCTTTTATTGTCTTTGTTCCGCCTGTGGCTATTTGCATTCCTTCCCAAATCTCAGTGGAATGTATCTGTTTAAATCTCTCTGCGGCCCATAGTGCGGTATCAATCTTTTCAACTATGATACCAACAAAATCATGTTTCTTCTTTATATGATATTCGATGTCATGGCTAGGAATGCTATTATAGGACTTAGTTATTGTTTTTAAGTATTGATCCTTTTCTACTGTAGACTTAAATTCATGCGGTTTTTTAAGTTTTTGCCGTCTGGAACTTAGTAGTACTCTATCGTCAGCATCTATTACTGCATCCTTAGGATCAACTATCGCTGTTAATAGATCTCCACACGATCCACCCATATAACAAATTATCATTATTTCACACTCCATGGAGACCCTTGGTACACAAACCAAAATTTTAAATTACCATTTGTTGTATCAGGATTTTCAAGTTGGTCATAGTAGCCATTGGCATCAGGAGACTTTTTTCTAAATACTATATCAGACCAAACCAATTTAAGATTGTGTGTATGTTCTAATCCTTGTGCCCAATTTAAAAAATATTGCTCCATATCTGTAGTTAGCCTATTAACATGTATCTGAGTGTCCCTAAAACTATAAAATACTCGACATCCAGGATTCATGATCTTA